ACCAGTCGTTCCAGGACGTTGCCCCTCGAGATTCAATGGATTCCGCTCCAGCCCTTGCTCGCATAAAGTCAACCCTCGGTTGTACATATCATATAAGGGTACATCATTTTCTTCATTATCGAGAGGCGCGCCAAAGCTTTCTTCCGTTAAACAACGGCATTTCAATTCGTCTTGTACAAAGCTATCTAAGAAACCGGCTGCGGTATGCATTGATATAGACATAAGGTTATCTCATTTACAATATTATCATGGCAAGTATATACAGTCCTTTATACGAAACAGGACAAAGGTCCGGTGGTACCTCTGGTGCTGAGGTATCGGATTTACGTCCAGAACAGGCGTACGACACAGACTTGCGTCGTCTAGATCCAGAAGAAAGAGAAGTTGCTTCTTCTTTAAATAATCAACAAGAACGTGTTGCTCGTTTTACGAAAGCAGCAAAAAGTGCTGCAGCATATAAACAACGTTCTGATATTGCAGACCCACAAATCAAAGGAAAAACGCCACGTAGTTCTCTTGATATGGGAGGTACTGTTATCCCCAACCTAGGCGAGCGCTTTGGTCGGGGAGGCGGAACTAATTACGCCAATAAACCACAAGGTCAATTTGGCAAGCCGTTTGGTTAAGCACGGGAAAAAACAACTTCTCTTTTTTGGTTTTGATACTTGCCCTTGCGGTCTTGGTACGTCACTTCGCAGGGGTTGCCACGATAGAACAGCAGCTGGGTAATGCCTTCATTGGCGTAGATGCGATTAAAAAGCCCGGTGCAGTTACTGATCTCAAGCGTCAGGTAACCTTCCCAGCCACTTTCGGCTGGCGTGATATTGACCAGGATTCCTGAACGTGCATACGTTGATTTGCCAACGGCAACGACAGTTACATCACCAGGGAGTTTAAGACGTTCTTGTGCAACGCCCAGGCAGTATCCATAAGGAGGTAGCAAGAAGTATTGTCCTCGTTCGTCTTCCAGGAGATCTGCAGGTTTTAAAATGTCAGGATCAAAGTTTTTTGGATCGCAATCCCCCGCTTGGACTTTGCCAAAAATCAGACATTGCTCTGGAGAAAGCCTGATGTCGTAGCCGTATGAGCTGAGACCATAGCTGAGAAGTTTCCGACCGTTTTCTTTGCTGATCAAATGATCCACAAAGGGTTCAATCATCCCTTCTTTTTCGGCCAGTTCTCGGATTTCCCAGTCAGCTAATACGCTCATAACATGACTCAATCGATATCACTATACAGAATTCAGGTGAGAATGCGACCCTTTTCCGAGTAGATGTCGATGAACCGTTCTGTGGCAGAGGCGACACGATCCTGGGGCTGCAGATAAACTAAAAATGATGTACAAGTTTTATGACTTGACACCCCATTGCTAGTGTTTTTCTTTAAAGTAGGTGCCGTTTTTAGGATACAGATCGGGAAATCAAAGATCCGCTGGTCGTAGCGGAACATGTCCGGGCAATTTGAAAAGTACAAACCCTGCTCAATTTCTCCAGCGAGCCAGGATTTGTAAAGTTTTTCAAACCAAACAGCGTGAGATGAACGCAAGGTCTTAGATGTTGCCCTAGTCATCTTCCACCGCTGGTTCTTTGCCTCCCAAAAGTAAGCCCCACTGGGAGGAAACAGATAGACACGACCAAACCACTGTTGAGAATTTAGCCCATCTTGAAGCGGAGTATAAAAATGTTCTGCTTCTACAAATGAATTTGCCGTAATCGAACTTGCAACATCAAGTTGGATGCCATCAAGAAGAGCATGTGCTGCAGATACCAGATCGTAATTAGTAATTAATTCAAGATCTTCTTTTTTGTACCCAGGGGCTGTGATACTCATTTTTGTTCTGTTGTCTTGTTGTAATCAATTTCTAAATAACGGATTCCATTCTGATCATTAATGACGTATCCAGCTTTTTCTGTAGGATCAATTTTCTGTGCTGCCTCCAAAATGCGTCTGAAAGTTTCCGCTAAATCTCCACTATTTTGCTCTTCACATTTTTCTTGTGCTGAGTGAATCTCTTCCAAAGTCCAGAAGAACATTGAACGCTCTTTATCTTCTGGTTGAAACACCATGACACCAGGACCTTCTGCTTCCCACATCTTGCAGTAGTGCTGGCCCATATCACCAAGAATGAGTTTGAGCGTGGCTGAGAGCATCCTGGCACTTGTCTTGTCCATTTCTGGACCAATCACGGAAGCAATAAGTTTTTCGCGTCGATTCATTTTTCGATTAATCCTTGACGTGTTAACGATTCCAGCAGTTTAGGCAGAGGTTGGTAGATAACCACCATCTTACCAAGATTGCCGCGTTTTTTAATGAGCTTACCGCGTTCGTCTTTAAGCTTGTCGAATTCTCCAGAGCGAATTAAGTATTCTGCAACGCAACGCAAACGTCTTTTGAGGGGCAGTTCTGCTAAAGGGAATTTCCCACAAATTGTATCGGGACTTAGGTCTTTAAACGCTAAACGTAATCGATTGGCTAATGTCATACTGGAATTTTCGTCCTCTTCTTCATAGTTTTTTATGTTTTCTAAATAACGAACCAGACATCCGCTATCAAACGAACCAACGGGCGGCAAGAAATCTTTTACCTGTTCAGACAATGAAAGAGGCAAAAGCTCTGAGTAATTTTCAAGAGTGACGGCATGGATGTCAATGCCTTTAAAGCGGTGTCCCATTATTGATTATTCCCGTTTGCACTTTTGTACATTGGACCTTTGTAGAAATCAGAAATTTCCGGCTTTTTATTTTTTGCAAATGACTGGATCAAATGATTCCACGGGATGCGAATGACTCCTTTTTTCCCTGGATCAGGATTGATGTTGACATAATGAATGCCTTCAACCCATCCTTTTTGAGCATTATGCCTACCAAGGCTGATCCAGTTGCGCAAGGTTTGATCAGACACCCCAAGACGCCTGGCACACTCTTCTGTTGAGATATACTCATCTGCAAATGCTTCCGGATTTAACAAATCCGTTTCATCATTTTGGTAACGGCTATGCCACATAGAAGCAAGGATATTGCGGATACCCTTTAGTTCATGCGCAACATCTTCTAGTCCTTTTCTAATTCCAAACGTTGCCATTGATGCGTTTCTTTTTCAGAAATGCTAATGTATAAACAAAGTTTTTGCTAGACAATGGAAAACGAAGTGCCCATGAGCCAGCCGCCTATTCCTCAGCTAGAGCAGGAGACGCCAAATGCCGTGTCGCCTGCTTATCCAGACGTGGAAGCAATGAAGGCCAAGGCTCGTGAACTTGCAATCCAACAGTTCCTGGCAAGCAAGGCAGCGCCAACAGGATTCACCCAACCATCGCCTCCTGTGGAGCAGCCACGTGTTATTTATTTGCGCCGGAATTTAACGGTCGCAGAGCTTATTGTTGTATTTGCTATTTCTTGTGGAATTGTTTATGGCATTCCCAACGCTATTAAATTTGTGGCAGATAAGCTACCACAAATTGAAGTCAAAGTAAAGTAATAAACACAGATCTCCTATAATTTAAGTTATAGGAATTGTGTTTTAATAGGTGGCTAACAGGAGAATATCCGAACTACCCGCAATTTCTTCGTCGCAAATTAACGACGAAGATCTTTTGATGGTTGTTGATGTTGGAGAAGTTGACCCCGGATTAAAGAATAAAAAATTTACATTTTCTGGAACTAAACAATATTTAAATAATTACTATTTACAGGTCACAGGCGGCTCTTTGTCTGGTGATCTTACTGTTGAAGGTAACTTTACTGTAAACAGCGGCTTTACTGCAAACACAATTACAATCCCTGGAACAGGAACATTTGCATATTTAACAGTCAACAGTGGATCTGTACTCAATGGAACCACAAGTGGCGTTACTTTTACAGGGTCTACTTTTCAAGGCACTAATATCAATGCTGTTACTGGTAACGTAACCAATTTAATCACAAGCACAGCAACTGTCACCACAGGTAATTTTACTCGTGTTAGCGGGTCAACAATTACCGGAGCAACGGGACAGTTTGGAACACTGACCGGACAAACAGTCAATAGTGCGACTGGTATTTTTCCCAGCTTAAGCGGTGCCAATATTACTGGCGTCAGCGGTGTCTTCACTACACAGCTTTCAGGAGTTGTTATTACGGGAGATACTGGAAGATTCAGTAATATTACTGGCGTTAGCGGCGTATTTACAACTCGTTTATCAGGCGCGACTATTACAGGCAGTACCGTTCTTGGCGCCAATATTACTGGAGTTAGCGGGACTTTTACTACGAGGCTATCTGGTTTAACAATTACTGGTTCTACTGGTTTATTTGCAACACTAACCGGAGCCTCAGGAGTTTTTACAACACAAGTATCAGGTACTACAATTACTGGCGCGACCGGTTCTTTTACAAACATTACAGGTTCTGTTGGTACTTTTACCACACAATTATCAGGCACTGCAATTACAGGTACAGCTGTTAACGCCACAGTAATTACGGGTGTATCAGGTGTATTTACAAATGCAATATCGGGTGCAATTGTTAGTGGAGATGCTGGAAGATTTACGTCAATCACTGGTGTAACAGGCGTTTTTACTTCTGCGTTATCTGGTTTAACTATTACAGGTGTAACTGGTTTATTCCAACGGATTGAAGCACTGACGGGTGTTTTTACTGACACCCTTGCAATTCCAACAATCAGTACGACTGGCAATATTATTGCTTCTGGAAACCTTATTATTAGCGGAAGCGGAATAATTTCGTCTGGCTTGACAGTTAGCGGTACGCTTTCAGGCAATACAATTACCGGTGCAACGGGTAGTTTTACTACCTTTAGCGGGAACGATATTTATGGTTTAACCAGTATTTCTGGTGCGGTTATTACAGGAAATACCGGTAGGTTTACTAACATTACTGGTGTCAACGGTGTTTTTACTACCAGTTTAAGTGGCGCAGTAATTACGGGCACTACTGTTAATGCAACGACTGGTAATTTTGTTACAGGTATTTTTAACTTAGTCTCTGGCGCTACTATTACGGGAGATACCAGTCGTTTTACTGATATCACTGGCGTTTCCGGTGTTTTTACTTCTCGCGTTTCGGGTGCTCTTGTTACTGGTGATACTGGTTCTTTTGCCAACATTAATGCAATAAGCGGAAGATTCACAGATCGAATCTCCGGAGTATTTATTACAGGAAATACAGGTAGTTTTACCAGTATTACAGGCGTTTCCGGTGTTTTTACCACGCAGCTTTCAGGTACAACTATCACCGGTGCAACAGGTTCTTTTACTCAAATCACAAGTGTCAGTGGTGTTTTTACTACACAACTTTCGGGCACGACTATTACTGGTGCAACAGGCGTTTTTAGTCGCATTACTGGCGTTAGTGGTTTATTTACTACGTCTCTTTCTGGCCAAAACGTCTTTGGTGAAAATGGAACCTTTAATTACATCACAGGTAATACCAGGATTGAAGGCGCTACTCTTTCTGGAAGTACTGTTACAGGTACCAGTGGTCTTTTTAGTAGCGGTGTTTTTACAACAGGTGTTATTGGAGTTGGTGTATTAACACCAGCAACAGGAACACGTCTAGACGTTAGTGGTACTTATGTTAATAATGTAAATGCTGTTTCCGCTTTAAATATTAACTGCAGTAGTGGTAATTATTTTACAAAAACAATATCAACTTCAAGTACATTCACTGTTAGCGGCGTTCCAGCAAGTGGTAGAAGCTATGGAATGGTTCTTGAATTGACCCATACATCAGGTGCAGTTACTTGGTTTAGTGGGGTAGAGTGGCCAAACAGTACTGCACCAACTTTAACTACTAACAAAACTCATTTATTTATGTTTGTTACTGACGATGGAGGTGCTCGCTGGCGTGGATCAAGTTTAATTAACTACACTAACTAAATAGAGATGGATCATAATACAAGAATATTGTTAATGAGCGCTGCTGGCGGTGCGGAGAAGGTTTACGTTGAGGATGTCTTTAGCACCTGGCTCTACACCGGCAATGGCAGCACGCAGACGATCACCAATGGGATTGATCTGGCGGGTGAAGGTGGGATGGTTTGGGTTAAATCCCGAAGCGTTGGTCGTCAACATTACATATTTGATACAAACAGAGGTGTAACGAAGTACTTAAGAATTACCACACAGCCGGAAGACACGTTAGCTACGTCTCTTACGGCTTTTAACTCTAGTGGGTTTACACTTGGGTCTCTTGCTGATGTAAATAATAGCTCAGAACCATTTGTTTCTTGGACTTTCCGCAAGGCAAAGAAATTCTTTGATGTTGTTACTTATACCGGGAATAGTAGCAACCGAACCATAGCGCACAGCTTAGGCAGTGTGCCTGGGTGCATAATTATCAAGGAACTTACTAATCTTTCCTTTGACGCTGACAACTGGCCCGTTTACCACCGCAGCCTTGCCAATACTGAATACGCATTTTTTGATGGGAATGTTGCCAAAAGCACAAACACAGCACTTTGGAACTCCACAACGCCTACAAGCACAGTTTTTAGCTTAGGCACCGATCCACTGGTTAATTTAAGTGGCCGCGACTACGTCGCCTACCTCTTCGCGCACGACGCTGGCGGGTTTGGCGATAGCGGGAATGACAATGTGGTGAGCTGTGGCTCGTTTACAACGGACGGCAGCGGTAATGCAACTATTACGTTAGGCTGGGAACCTCAGTGGCTGCTGATTAAAAGAACAGACGGAATAAATAGTTGGTGGCTTTGCGATCCAATGCGTGGACTTTCTCAGACTAGTTTTGCTTATTTAAGCGCAGAATCTAATAATCAGGAGTTCACTTATTCAGCGGGGGCAATTAAATTAAATCCAACTGGCTGTAGTTTCTCAGGGTTTTGGCCTGCTAGCGCTAAGCACATTTATATTGCTATTCGCCGTGGCCCAATGAAAAAACCCCTGGACGCAACAAGAGTTTTTACCCCTGTTGCTTATACAGGAAATAGCACAAGTAACAGCACAGTACAGAATTTAACAACTAATATTGCAGCTGATATGGCTTGGATTACAGATAGAAATTATGGTGCACAAAATAAACAATCATTTGATAAGCTTCGCGGAAAAGACGTAGTTTTATATCAAAGCTCGACATCAGAAGAAAGTAATTTTAATACGCTTTATTCACCTGCTTCTGTCTCATTTAACAATACACAAACTGTTTTAACAGGACAGTTTACGGCAAATGGTGTATACAACTCTTCAGGATTTACTTTTATTGCTTGGAATTTTTGCCGTGCCCCTGGTTTTTTTGATATTGTTTGTTATACCGGAACAGGTGTTAACCGCACAGTAGATCATGGACTTGGCGTAACTCCAGAATTAATGCTTATTAAAAAACGTAACGTAGTAGATCGTTGGGTTGTTTACGCTAATAACGACAATACTGATTACTTAGTATTAAATACAACAGCAGGCAGTGTTGATGACAATACCATGTGGAACGATACATCGCCAACAGAATTAGTGTTTACTTTGGGGACAAACAATGACGTTAATGGTAGCACAGACACTTTTGTTGCTTACTTATTTGCCTCTTGCCCCGGAGTTTCTAAAGTAGGCTCTTACACAGGAACCGGTGCTACTTTAGATATTGATTGCGGCTTTAGTAATGGCGCTCGTTTTGTCATGATTAAACGTACAGAACCTGCTTCAACAGGTGATTGGTATATCTGGGACACAGCACGTGGAATCATCAGTGGAAATGACCCCTATTTACTTCTTAATTCCACAGCAACAGAAGTTACCAGCACTGATTATATAGATCCGTTAAGCTCTGGTTTCCAGATTAGCTCCACTGCTCCTGCCGCCATTAACGCACTTGGTGGCAACTTTATTTATCTTGCAATTGCCTGATTATGGAACTTCGAAATCGCAGTACTGGTGCAGTAATTACTGATCAACAATTCCGATTAAATAACCCTAATACTTCGTTTCCAGAAGTATTGACGTCTAGTATTATCAACAGTTTTGGTTACGATCCTGTTTTAGAAGGTCCACAAGCTACCGTGATCCCGCCGTATCAATACAGCCAAAGAGACGGTGTTATTAACATTGATGGAAAATGGTTTACCCGTTACATTGCTGGTCCTGTTTTTAAGGATTATGTCGATGCAAAAGGGATTACCCATACAGCAGCTGAACAATATGAAGCTTATTGTTTTGCTAAAGACAACGAACAAGCTAGAAATATACGTATAGAACGTAATCAATGCCTTGCTTCTTGTGACTGGACTCAATTACCAGATAGCCCACTCAGTACAGAATCTAAAACAGCCTGGGCCGTCTATCGAGAAGATCTACGTAACATTACAAGCCAAGCAGGTTTTCCTTGGAATATCCAATGGCCAACTAAACCGGATATAAATTAAAGCGCATAAAACACAAGTCATTTTAAAGTTAAAATAATAGGTTTTAAAAAAATGACAATAGAACTTGTTGATGCGGCTAAATTTTACAAAGAATTTGCACATCAAAAAAAAGCATGGGAGTGGCTGCAAAAACAGTTGACCGCATCTCAACTAGATGAGTTTGCTGTTCTTTATCGTAACAGTGAAGAAAAACACGAACCTGCGCAAGAATCTTTTTCTAATACATGGGAAGGTATTTTTGCTGCAAGTAAAAAAGCAGGTGCAAAATTTCCTGAATGTGTTGCTGCACAGTGGGCGCTTGAATCAGGCTGGGGAAAACACACATCAGGTAAAAATAATTTTTTTGGGCTTAAAGGATCTGGCTCTAACATTAATACCCAAGAGTTTATTAACGGTAAATGGGTCACAATTAAGGCTGGTTTTATTGATTTTCCTGACCTTTACACTTGCGTTACTTATTTAGTTGAGCGTTGGTATAAAGACTTTGGAAAATTTAAAGGCGTTAATCGTGCTGCCAGCAGAAATGAATGTGCACGATTGTTGATTGCTGAAGGATACGCCACAGACCCAGATTACAGCTCTAAATTAATTCAAATCATGGATCGACAGTTCCAAAATATTGGAGAAAAAGAAGATCCAAAAGATCCACATGTTAATAATTTTGTGCCATGGAGTCCGTTTACTTATCGGGTAACACCTAACATCACCTATGGAGAACTAACACTTAATAAAGAAGCACGGCGTTTTACCAAACAATATCAGTGTGATACAGCAAAAGAAATTTGTTTATTTTTAGAACGTGTTAGAAAGCAGTTTGGGAATAAACCAATCATTATTACTAGTGCTTCTCGTCCAGAGCCTATTAATACTCAAGTAGGTGGCGCAAAAAATAGCGAGCACACATACAGTGCACCATCCAAAGGGGCAATTGATTTTTATATTGAAGGCGTCAGCATTTATACGGTGCAAGAATGGTGTGACAAAAACTGGCCGTACAGCCTAGGATACGGTGCGCCCAAAGGTTTTGTTCATGTCGGCATCAGGGAAGGCAAACCAAAAGTACGCTGGGACTACTAAGGTGAAGAAATACAAAGAACCGCAGATACGCGTGAATATCTGCTGGGAAGTTCGCAATGAAAAAAAATGCGTAACACTTCCAAAAGCGGAAGCGTACGCAACAAGAGATTGGGTTGAAAAAGAAGGTGGTGTCTGTTTTTGGTTTCAAGCACTGCCTGATTAATCAGCGCTGTTTTGCGCGACCAACAACCAATGCGCAAATTTCAATCAGACGATAAAGCTTGCGCACAGCAGCATCATCTTTTGGAGTAGGAGTTAAAGCACAAATAGCAGAAGCTGCAGCGTGAATAGCAAGAGCAACTTCAAGATACTGGTTAAGATGAGACATAATGCTCCATGTATTTTTTGTATTCTACCGCTGGATCTTTAAAGTAATAAAAAGAGTCAGCTGATTCTATGTATTGCCAGTTTTCAGCTCCTTTACGTTTAAACCATTTCATATAAACCCGACGTTGTTTATCTTTTTTTACAGCATCAAACCAAAACCAAAGCCCGTCATACCAAAAAATATGGTCTTGAAGTTCCTTTAATTTAGAAAAACCCCAAGTCAATGGCTTAGTACCTGAATGCCCAGACATTGAGTGTTTTAATTTTCGAGCACGTTTTGTTTTGCGATTGTGAAACCAATCACTGAGCTGACGTCTTGATTTACTAACGCCCAATACCACAAGCCAAACACAAGTTTTATTAACATAAACCCAAGGTTTTGCTGTAATGGCTACCCATTGGTCTTGATCAGTTTTTAAAATAAAGCGTTTGATTTTGCGTTTGGGTCTATAGGTCATAAATTTTACAAGCAGCTGCACTTGGATTGTTTTTGCAATATAGCGCAAAAGCAGAAGCAGGGCTTTGTTGTTTTGTTTTTGTAGCAACAAACACTTTAAAAAAGTTTAAAAATTTCATGAGCATTTAAGCAAAAATGTTAAACAGTAAAGCTTGTCTTTAGTATTTACTCTTCATTTAAATCCGCAATTACATGGCTTTCTATCAGATCTTCATATAATATGAGTGAATAATCTTCGAATAAAATATCAGAGATTTGTGTTGGGAATTCAATTGTGACAGCTACTTCATAGTCTAATAACTCATTTCGTGTTGTTGATATACATAAAAGATAAGATCCAGTCTCCAAAGGAAAATAAGCATTATTACCTTTGTCAAAACGATTTGGTTCAAAATTATTATAAAGATCCGAACTTGCACCCATAACAGTGCCTGTATAGGGATAAGTCTTTACGCCATTAAGATCAGTAACAACATTATCCTCATCAAAAATAGCTCTTTCTTGAATTGGTATTAGGTTTAGATCATAAGCAGAGACTTGAATGTATTGTGGCCTTGGACCACCTTTGGTAATAATAATCCAACCGGGAGAAAGGATATTAAATTGAAACCAGTGATTATAAGTTCCGCCACCAAAACCGCCATTGGATGTATAGCGAGTATCAGCGCTACCAATGACTTGGTTTTTGGGGCCTAACGTACCTTTTAAAGTTCGAAACGAAAGCTCAGAGAATGTACCAACTACAAGTGGATCTTTATGCGTTCTTTGTCTTTGAGATTGAGATACGCGCATTTTGATTTTTATTTAATATTTTACTCCGTCGTTTCTTTATGCTCTAAAGGGTGATTAATAGTCTGTTTGAAATTACGTTCAGTAATGATTGTGTTGTCTTTATTCGATCCATACACCATTAATTTTTCTGCTACAAACCGTGTTTCAAAAGGAGAAATAGTATTGGGTGGAAAGAGACGATTCCAGCTTGAGATTAGATGTAATGGATTGCAACACAAGGGGTTGCCGCAAAGTCTGGTGACAACCATGGAACCGATGTCACCCCAAGCGCATTGGTAGATCGCCTTATGAGGAGTCACATTTTCAGCTTTTTGATGGCTATAAGACGAGCGGTAAGAAGGAAAGCAAACCCGCTTGGGACTGTATCGAGTCCCATTCCTCAAAGGCCAACAATCATCCGTATCTTTAATCTCAACTTTGGACCAAAGCTTTTCATATTTAATTTTGTATTCCAAATTCAGATAGTTGACATCGAATCCACAGACGTTAGAAAGGATTTTTTTGACGCAAAAGTAACACCAGTGCGTCTTTGAGTCACGGATGTAATGGTTGTGTGGACAAACAAAACCTTTGTAATAGCCATGCGTTTTAAGAACTGCGTCACTAAGCGTCTCGATATTGGGAACGTACCGGAAACCAGTGTCCTCTAAGGATTGTTTGATGTTGCGGTAGAAATTTGCCATCTCAGGAAAAACGGTTGCTAACGGGGACAGCAATTAGCTCCAGGCGATTGTCTTTTGTTTTGTTGTCGTCTGCATGGACGATGTCGTACCCCTCAATTGGTTTTTTGTGTCGCATGAGATACACAATGCGATGTGCCAGGTATCGCTGGTTGTCCACGCTCACCAGATAGAAAGAGTTGCTGCGGTTTAAACGGCCCGCCTGATCCCCCTGCTTGCGCCTACCACGGTCGGTTCTGTGCGCCAGGGCGCTTGGGTACTGGTCCGATAACGCAAGTAGTTCTTCGAGCCTCCAGAGGGGAGGTAGAGGGGTGTGACGTGAGCCCATGGGGAAGTGCGAATGAAGGCCAGAGTAGCAGAGAAACAGAGAATGTGGCATAAAAACAGAGAATAGGTATGTTTTTTCTTATATCTCTAGCGGATGACGCCGTTGCCACACAGTGTACGTGTTTTATTTCTCTTTACTTTCCTTGCTCAACTTTTCAACATTACACCCTTTTCAACAATGTCATCTGCTAGCTCTAGGGTATGAACGGCACTTATTCTCTGTTTTTCTGCATCTCATTCTCACAATCTCTGCAAATACCACTGCCCCTTGGTATCACCACAAACAAAAACCCCCGCCGAAGCAGGGGTCCAATTTTTTAATTGTCTATCGATCAATCCTTTTTTTCTTTGCTTTTGCTTTAGGTTTCACGATACGCGGCACCTCTTCCTCCTCCCTGGACAGCACCTCCTGGAAAGTGTCATCAAACTGACCTGCTACTGTCTCCCAATCGAAACAGGTATCGGTTACACGGTCGTAGCAGGCCTGGGCCACCTGATCGAGCTTGTCACGGTTGTCGTAGAGGTCGCCAAGGATGGCAGCAAGGTGGTTGTCGTCAGGGCAAGGCATGATGCGACCGAAGTTGGTGTCAACATCGGCGTGGAGGGAGCGGATCAGCTCACCAGTGCCTTCAAAAATTTCTTTGCAAGAGGTGTGATCGGGTACCACCTGGGCCACACGACAGGCTGCATGCTCAAAGTTGACAAGACCCCAGCCTTCTCCTTTACAAGTGTTGACGCCTACGTCAGCGACGTTGTAGATGGTGTTAAGCATCTCTACCGACACCGAGGGCGGCTGTTCATGAGGAGTGGTCATAATGATGCGATTATTTGGATCAAGACCCTGGCGTGTCATTTCCCGTCCAAATAACGACATCACATCCCAGCCCTGGTCTTTCATTCCCATGTGGAGATAAAGCTTGGCATCAGGACGATCAACAGCAAATTTTGCAAACGCACTGATAGTGATATCAATTCGTTTGCGGAACTGATTGCGGTTGCCATTGAAGACAATAAAGTCATCTGGGCTTAGGCCAAGTTGTTTGCGTGCTTCGTTTTTATCAATGGGATAGAACTGATTTGGTGTCATGCCATGAGGAATGACGGTGATAGGGACCTTGGCACCCGCTTTAATTGTTTCATGTGCACCAAATTCTGTATAACAGATGGCTGCATCCCAATCGTTGAGTGTGTCAAGCAATGCTCCATACCATTCATAAGAATCCATGGGGTAATAGCCCACGAATTTGAACTTGAGTTGATCACGAAGATCAGCGATACGTCGCCACTGCTCATTAATGATCCAACTGTCATTGATTGTAAAGATCACATCGGGATGGATACGTTCAACGATTTCGCGAATGCGATCTTCTCCAAAGGGTGCCTGCTGGAATCGATTGGAGGCTGGATACATGAAGTATTCCTCCTGGAGCGGGGTGTAATCACCATGCCAATTACAACCCAGCACATGGATTTCATATTTATCTTTTAACCTGCTCAGTACATTTTCAGTTACACGAGCAAAACCAGTGGTGGCTACAATATCACCAATCCACAAAAGCTTAGGTTTGTTGTCAGTCATCTCAATTAATTGACTGACAATACTATACAGATTCTGTCGGAGTTGTTGAACGTATTAGTTCTTTTTCTTCTGCTGTTTGTGCTTTGAGTTTGTATTTTAAAAATTCCGCTGCTTTATGTGAATTAGTTGTATCACCACAGGTATAAAGATCAACTGCTGCGTAGCCAATCTCAGGCCAGGTATGGATCGAGCAGTGCGATTCTGCCAGCAATGCCAACAGTGTTACACCTTGCGGTTCAAACTTTTCACCGATGATCCGCAGGATGCGTGCATTAGACATCTGCAGTGCCACCTGCATCAGCTCTTGGAGAGCGTTGTAGTCGTCTAGTAACTGCTTGTCGCAGTCGTAGAGATCAAGGATGAGGTGGCGACCGTTACTCAACTGATCAATTCAAGTTCTTCTATTCTTGCATCAGTTTTCTTAAACAATGTATCGCCATAGAACTCTTTCCATTTTTCTTTATCCATACCGACTTCAACAATCGATGGGTAATCACTGTATTTAGTTTTGTTGGAATCACGGACAGCAATATTGTTTACACGAATGCCACGCGCCTGCTTCATTTTGTAGACATTAAGTCCAAGCTGGTGTACACATACGTCCATAACCAGTGATTCAAAACGACTACGACCAAGAATATTGCTGTTACTACCGCGAGAAAACTCACAGTAGCTGGCGTATAACCATTCATCCCAATGGGAATAGATGTAGGTAGTGCCTGCACTGGTCTTTGCCAAACCAATAGCACTAGATACACCTGGATCAAAGACAACACAATGACTCATCCAATCCATAATTTGATTGGACTTAAGGATTTGCTCCTGGTGGTGACGTGCAAAGAACTCAACTTTCTTGTTGGTCTCCATCAGGTATTCACGCATCTCATCTTCCGACATATCCAGCACCCAGTTCACGAGACCTGGGAGCATGAAAGCAAATTCACCAAAGGGCTTGCCCTTGTCATCCATATCAATGAGCGTCTTTTGCTCAGCAGATGAACCAGTAAATGGGCGGTCGAAAGGAATGGTTAAGCGACGACGTGCCAAACCAGAGGTTGGATCCGTGGTTTGGATTGGTTCGTTGGCGGTGATCATGACCAGTCCATTGAACTTGAATGGCTTCTGGCTACCAGCCTGGAATTTACGTTCGTTACGAATTAGGTCACGACCGGTGATTGCTTTTAGTACCGATACGGATCCGCCATAACGTTCTACATCATTGAAGAGCAAGAGTTTCTTCTTATAAAGGTTCGCGGTTTCAAAACGATTTTTTTCTAGGTGCTCTAGCGAGGAAATCATGGCGTTGTCATCACCCACCAATGCGTGAGCCAGATTGGAGTAGGTGGACTTACCGGATTTACCTGGGCCGACAATCTCAACAAACTTCTGGATTTCCGAGTGCCCAAGGAGTACGGCACGCAACCAAGCCCGTAGTACTTGGGTTCGACCCCAGTGTTGATCTTGCGTGGACTTCAACCACTTAATGATTGGTTCACATCCTGCCGCCGGGTTGTAGTCGTACGGCAGTTGTTGCGTGATATAAAGTTCTTTCTTGAATCCAGTCAACTCCCGAGTGCTGACATGGAGTACACCATTGGTAAACAAGAGGAGGTCATTACCTTCGTACCAGTCATCAAAGATGGTGCTGATCTTGAGCTGCTCTAGCACATCATTGATCATTTTCATGCTGTAGCCATTGGGCAACAAGTTTTCTTTCACTTTTTCCAGCTTGTCTTTTAAGTCGCCTTTAATCTCGTTATCCGAAAGCTGAGACCACAGACCTTTGCTTTGGTATTCGTAGATAAAGAAGGTGTTGTGTGCCTGGCTGAAGTGCAGATTATCTTTATAAAGCTGCAGCATCACATCAGCGATTACGTCATAGGACGGATTGCCTTGCTTCTCTTGTTTCTTTTTCTTACCAAGCTGAGCTTTGATTTCGGTTGCCTGCCACTCAACCCTTTTAGGTGCCGGTGTTTCTTCAGGTTTAATTCCTAATTCACTTTCTAATTCTTCTAAGAGTTTGGACACGTGATCAAGGGTTTCGTCGGGGACATTCAGAGCTTTGTATTCTTGTTGTTCAAGAGGTGGTTTCCAGCCATGCTCTTGGGCGATATGCAGAAGGGTACCAAGACCACGACCGCCACCTTTACTGAAGGAGAGCCAACGCTTGTGGCACTCACCTTCTTTGTATTTATC